AATCTGAAGCATGTCAGGCGGGGACTGGATACACTCAACACACTTGTGATCGGTGTAGTCCGCGAGCGCGGTCAAGAACTCGTCCCACTGCTGGGGCGAGGACTGTGCAAGGCGCGCGGCGGCCATCACCATGTCCTTGTCGTTCATATCTTCAATACTTTATCTGCGTCATGTCCAGTATGTCGGGGGCGTCGAGCGCACTCCCCCCACTCGGCGTCACCTTCGCGTAGTTGTTGGTGCTCTTCTGCCATGGCTCCCCGCGCACAAGCTGGTTCGCAGCCGCGCGATTGGGGAGGAGCACTTGCTCCCCCTTGCCCTTATGTCTGATGAGGCCCTTCATCACACCGCGAACACCACATGCGTGCCGGACTGCGTGCCGGTCGTGTTGATGGCCGCGCCGCCCGGTGTATTTGTCACGTTGAACGCGCCCGTCGTAAACCCGCCGCCAGCCGCCACGTAGTACGTCGGCCCGATAGCAATGCCTGTCGGCAGCGCGCCGGTCGACTGAAACCGGATCGCCTGACCCGGCTGCCAGCCGTGACCCGCCAACGTGACAAGGCCGGGTGTGGCAATACTGATAGTCGCCGACCGCTGATTGAGCTTCACCTGCACCGCCTGTAGTGCCGCAGTGAAGTCCTTACGGTCGATGGCGCGGTGAACGGGGATGCTCGCCGCCGCTTCCAGCGCCTTGATGAACTTCTCGATATCGTAGTCATCCACCAGCCGCTGGATCGGCGTGATCCCGTTACCGGTTTGCGCCAGCGGGATAGTCCGCTCGTAGTCGTTGTCGTCGATCTTGCGATAGTAAGTGACTGCGGCCATGGAGCGCTCCTATTTACCTGTGACACCGGAACGGCGCGGCCCGGCGGACTGCTTGCCGAACATGCCAGTCGTGCCACCCTTGGCCCACTTGCCGCCTGAACCCGACTGCGCCTTGCCGGTGCCCGCCGCCGACAGTGACTTGCGCGGCCCGGCAGTCTGCTTGCCGAACATCTTGGTCGAGCCCCCGTCAATGAAGGGCTTGGAGCTGCTCTTGATCACTTTGCCTTTTGCCATTTCTCTCTCCTGTGAGGTTATCCCGGTCCACCTTGGACCGTGTTGGTACGTGGGCCTTGGTCGTTGTTCATGGGCGGACCCTGTTGCGCGCCCTGCGCCTGCGCCGCTTGCTCTTGCAGTGCCGCAGCCTTCTGCTTCTCCTTGAGATCGTCGTCGGACGGCACCACAAGCTCGCCCTCCATGCCGATACCTTCGGAGACTTTGCGCAGCACGACTGCACGTCCTTCGGCCCCCATGATCCCCATGTCGATGGGGTTGGCGGTGGCTTGCAGGAACTCGATCTGTCGGGAGCGCTCGGTTTCGCGCTGGATAGCCACGGTCACGCCCTTGACCCGGATCGCTTCCTGCCCAGTCAGCATGCCCGACTGGTCCGTCAACATGATCATGTCAAACAGATTAGACAGGAGCCCCTGTAGAACATCACGGTCGATGTTGGCGGCAACCGTTTGAAGGATCTTCGAAGCATTGCCCATGAGCATCGCAAGACCACTGGCTGTCCGTCCCGCACCGCCCGACGAACCTCCCGATAGGTATTTCGGTATCGCCGACAGTTCATCCGCAAGATCGGAGAACTTCTGGTATGTCTGAAGCAGCTCTCCTGCGTTGGAGTTGGGCTGGAAGAAGTCGATTGGCTTCTGCGAGCCCGAGTTAGCGCCCATCGGATCGGAAGTGACGCGCCAGCGCTTCCACGGGTAGAGATCCTCGCCATCCTCGTCCGGGGAAAGTCGATCTGTATTAACGACCACTTGAGGACCGGAAGAGATCGAGAGGTTGTTAACCAGCGCGCGTAGGGTCGCATTAGCTACCTCGCCGATATCGCTCAGAATATCCGGCAACCCGTTCCCAACTGGCGTACCCGGTACTTTCTCGAAGCTCGTAATGAAATAGGGGTGTCGCTTGCGCGGGCTCGGCGAAAGCTGAACCTTGATGACGTGGCGTCCAATGAGCCACGCCTGAATAAAGTAATCTCTCATCTCGTCCGGGATCTGCTTGTTGCTCATCCCATATTCGCGCAACATCCGCCCTTGCACGTTCCCGTGATACTCTATGCATGAGATCAGCCCCGACCGGTTCATGTTGGGGTTCTCGCGCGACTCTTGTACCGCGCGCTCGGAGTCTGTGGTGTCCCAGTCTTCGTTCAAACCGCCGCGCCCATACTCGTCCAGTACGGCGCGGATCGCCTTGACGTCGTAGCCGGGCAGATCCAAGAGGTCGTTAAGATCAGCGCGCGATACGCGTGAACGCTCAATGACGGCAGCGTCTTCGATGTCGCCGCATCCGGGCGTCCACCAGATGTCGAACGGCGAGGTCCGCATCCAGAACAGTCGCGGCTTCTGATCGATGACAGCGGTACCATTCTTCCAGTTCACCACCGGTACGATCTTGACGACCGGCCCCTTGATGCAGGCGAAGGGAAACATCGGGATATCAACGAGGAAGGCTGCGAGGGCTTCGTAGAACTTCCCCTCGGAAAGGATCTCATCGATCTTGTCTTCGGCAACCTGCGCCTGTTTGGAAGCCCGCTTCTTGGCGGCTTGGCGGGCGGCTTCCATCAAGGAAAAAGTTCGATCCCGAATTGAGGTGGCATCAACGGGCGCGCCCGCTTGGGCCTGTGTCTGCGCTTCGACACCCACCAATTGCGCGATGGACTGGATGATTTCCGGCGGGACATCGGGGTCTTGCGGCGGCTCCAGCCCCCACGGCCTCTCGTTGGAGAGGTAGACGTCACGGAGAAGCGAACTGGCCCCCCTGCACTTCATGGAAATGAGCCGGGCGTAGACTTCCGAACCGCCGAACTGCTTGATCTCCATGAGCTTGCTTGCGTCGTACTGGCCGTTGAAGACCCGTAGGCAACTCAGGAGACGTTCGCTCCAGCCCGATCCACCCGTGTTACGGTGGTTCTTGAACGTCTCAAACTCGGTACGGATAAACCCCGCCAACCCTGTCGCTACTTCCTCGGTGACAGGCTTGGCGGCTCTGGCTTTTTCTTCGTCGGCGAGCTTAATAGCGGCGTTGAGTTGCGCTGGCGGCACAACCCGCATCACGCCCCGTCCTGTAGGTCCAATAGCCGGAAGTGCCATGCTAGACTCATAACGCAGTGACGGGCATGATTACAGCTATATCTAGAGCTTGGAACGCCCCATGACACAAGAACTTCTTGGCAGCCCGGCCAACAGCGACATCGCGCTGGTCAAGCTCGCCCGCGAAATTGCGATGGATATCCAGCCGCTCGAAGTCATCCTGAAGCGGCACTTGGTATCAGACGAGAAGTGGGCCGAACTACAATCAAGCAGCAAATTCAATGCTTTACTGTCTAGCGAGGTCGAGACATGGCAGACCGCGCTGAACACCCACGAGCGGGTCAAGATGAAGTCGGCGTCGATGCTGGAGGAGTGGCTCCCGACACTGAACACAAGGATGTCCAACACTAACGAAGCCCTCCCGGCGGTAATCGAGGCCGGGAAGATGCTGGCCCGGATCGCGGGGCTGGGCATGCCCGGCGAGATCCAAGGCAACGTCGGCGAGCGCTTCGTGATCAACATCTCAATGGGGCCGCAGGTAGAGCCCGTATCGTTCGCCAAGGATGTTACCTCGCAGGTAACTATCGAACATGAGCCCAGCAAATGAGAGCTATCAACTACGTAGCGCCCCCCACATGCGGCGCGTTTATGCAGTCGAAATCATTCGGGCGCTTGCTGGCGGGGCCGGTGGGGTCCGGCAAAACAACATGCTGCGTGTTCGAACTGCTCAGACGCGCATGCGAGCAGGCTCCTTCGCATGACGGCATCCGCTACACCAGATTTGCTATTGTCCGACAGACACTGAAGCAGCTCAAAGACACTGTCTTAAAGGATATCCTGTCATGGCTGGAAGGACTGGTGAGCTACAAAGTCAGCGACAACACGATTTACATCACGATGGGCGACGTGAAGAGCGAGTGGTTATTGATACCGTTGGACTCCCCGGAGGATCAGCGACGGTTACTGTCTATGCAGTTGACTGGGTGCTGGATGTCGGAAGCCATCGAAATGCCTGTCGATCTTGTGGACTCACTGGCTGGCCGTTTAGGGCGCTATCCGTCTGCCCAAATGGGTGGTGCGACATGGTTTGGAATGATAGCTGACACCAATATGCCTTCAGAAGGAACTGAGTGGCACAAGTTCATGAACGAGGACGTTCCCATTGATTGGCAGATCTTCGTCCAGCCGGGGGGCTTGGAGCCGGAAGCCGAGAACCTGCAGTGGCTGACGCAGACCGCAGATACGATGAAGCTACCGGAATACGACCCGGTAAGGATAATGCAGGGGAGATCGTACTATGAGCGACTGGCGCGGGGACATGGGGCCGACTGGGTACTCCGATACGTCCACGCCAAGTACGGTAACGACCCCAGCGGCACTGCAGTGTTTCGGGAGTCCTTCAATAGATCGTTCCACGTTAGAGACGACGTACTGCCTGTCTCAGCTCAACCCCTTATTGTCGGGCAAGATTTTGGCAGAGATCCGTGTAGTGTTATCGGGCAACTCGACCACAAAGGGCGTCTACTCGTCCTACAGGAAGTGATCGCGGAAGACACCGGACTGGAGATGCACGTCGACAAGTCGCTGCGTCCCGCGCTGATGCACGAGCGTTATCTGGGCAGGGCAACCGCGATGGTGGGAGATCCAAGTGGCATCAGCAAGAGTTCGATCTATGAAGAAACAACCTTTGACGTCCTCAAGCGCATGGGAATGCACGCCTTCCCCGCGCCCACCAACGATATCGATCCACGTCTTCGTGCTGTCGAAGCATTTTTGCTCGGACAGCGCGACGGTGGGCCTGCGTTCATCATTGATAGAGACAGATGCCCCGTTCTGGTTAGAGCACTCGGAGGCGGTTACCGATACGCCAAAACCCGAAACGGGATGAGGAAGCTCACCCCCGACAAGAACGAATACTCGCACGTCATGGACGCCCTCCAATATTTATGTCTGGCGGCGCATGGCGGCATGGCGAGTACGTTTGCAATACGCCTTGGCAGAAGGCCAAGAAACACGCGGCCAAAAATGCGGGCGGGCGCGTGGACTTAACTTTACAGATTAAACAAGAACACACCGTTGGACGGCCAGCCAACGTATAGCCGCCCATAGATGTTTGGATCGCCCCAGATCTGCGACATCTGCCAGCCCAGATATTGCGATGGCGGTGTTGACGACTCGTCGCCAAATTTGGTCCACGCAAACCCGGCGGCTGGGCTCGCGCCGTTGCACACTCCGCGATAGTAACCGGGGATACTGTTAATCGTGGCGTATGTAAACACTGTCGGATAGGCGTTGCCGGGCGCGGCCTTGCCCAGCGCCACCCACATGGCGGACCCAAGGTAGCCGCCGGTTACTGTTGTCAGCCCCGGTATCGCGGCCCAGTTATCGCCGCCGTCGGTCGAGTAATGCAGCGTTCCCGGAAAAGCGCTGTTCCAATTCGCACAGAAGAACAAATGCCCCGCGTAGCCGGGCACCGACAACAGTGTGTAACCACAATAAACCCCGTTGTCGCCAGCGAGTGGTCCGTTCATCAACGTCCAGTTCGCGCCGTAGTTTATCGAGCGAAAGACACCAGTACCCGGCGCGTAGCAGTAATACGTTCCAATGTTGACGCGATCAGCCGCCAGCAACGTCGTACACCACTCCATTTGTCCGATGTATTCCTGCGTAGGCAAGCCACTACAGGTTAGCCACGTATTGCCATTGTTGGTCGTGTAGATCGGCGTCAGCACATTACCGCCTGCAATGATGACAACACTTGCTGTTGCGTTGGTCGGAGACAGCCCGTCTGCCCCCGTCGAAGCGCAGGCCATGCAACCGCCATATGTAAGATCGTCGGGACCGGTTGCGGGTTTTACCGGAGGCATGGTTACCGGGGACTGCCACGTGTGTTCTTTGCCGTAGTCGTAACTCCAGCAAGACATGCGACCCGAAAGTGGTCCCGTGATATAGGCCCAGACAAACGCAGGATTGTTCGATGCGTAGTCCATCCCCCATGCATGAGCGTCACCGTCATCGCGCGCCTTGGCCAATGGAGGGTTGGGCAGATCGGAAATCAAGACCATCTCGTCTTCTACGCCAACCAAGGGATGCACCGCGCCGGGAATAGCAAGCACCTGCTGCACCAGCATCTCCTCAATGCCTTGGCTCTCGTTCGTGCAGATGCAGGTGAAGGTGTTGTCTGTGGAACTCCAGTTAAGGTTGGACTCTAAAACATGGATGCCATGCCCATGAGCCTGCCAGTATTTGCCAGTCACGGGGTCTTGCACCATGTCACCCACCGCCGCAGGGCCGGTGCCCGTAGTCGTGAACCCGCCAAGCCACGGCACACCGGACGGCCCAACAGTCGTTTCCAGAGCGCCGCCGGTCGAGCCCCACCACGTCATCGACGCAGGTGCAGCGTTGCCTGTCTGCGTCTGAAATCCGCGCCAAACACCGTTAGGTCCACCAAAGGTGACACGTCCTTCAAATCCGGGCCTTGGATCGACGCAGATCGCATTAGCAATCGAACCCTCTCCCGGAGAACCGAACGGTAATCCAATTCCACAAATGGCTACTGTCGATCCGCTGATGCAGTCCCACACCCCCGACTTCAACCGCCATATATTGCCGTAGTTTCTTGCGTTAACCCCATCAATGCACCAGTACGTACCCGAGTTATCCATCTGGGCGGTCCAGACGTCTACCGGCTGCGTGTTAAGCGATGGTCCGCTTATCGCGTATTGCGCCGTGCCGTTGCGCGCGATTGTCATGCCGGTGCCCTGCTTGAGCGCGTCGGCAATCGTCATGACAGCGTTGGTATCGATCCCCAGCGACCGCGTCCCCGCAGCCATTGGTACCGTGGAAATTTCAGACCAGAAGGACGGGTTAGCCGTCATCCCCATCGCGGTGTAGCCGCTATCCACCGTCGTTATGCCGGGTGATCCATAATTATTATGCCCAAATGAAAATATCAGGCAGTTATTGGCGACGGTTGTTATCGGGGCATATCCTCCACCGGGATACATTTGATAGCCGGGCCTTGGTCCGCCAGCATCGAACGCGCTCCCCGGCATGGCGCTGACGTCGCAGCCCTGCACGGCGAAAACATTAACCATGTTGCCCTGACGTGTCCGGCCATGAATAAGCGTTGCCGCGACCGGCAACACCGATGCGTTAATCGTCCACGTCGAACCGGGCGTAGAGCCAGAACCGCTGGTAAGGCTGACAAGATAGATGCCGTTACCTGCCCCCCACCAACCACCTTCGATAACTTCCCCCGCACTCGTTACAGGCAATCCGCTGCCGGATATCTCCTGCCCAATCGCAAAGGTACCCGTAACCGTACCGCCAACCGTAAACGTCCTGTTGTTAACTGTACCCGCAGTGCAGGACGCTGTATCAGCGTTGGAAGTCCAGTACGCCAGCTGCCCGTCATGATAGTTGACACTGATGTTATACGTCCCGGCGGACGGCGCGACTGCGTAATATTCGTACAGTACACATCTCGTAGTGTCGTTGCGTGTCAAGCCATAGCGACGCGTCCATGTCAGGCTGGCCGTTCCGGTGTTCGTAACATTCGAAACGTGCCCCTCGCCTGCACACATAACCTGTACAATGATGACGCAGTTAGGTTGCGTCGTGGTGTAGTTGATAATTGTTGACGGCGTCGGATCGCTGGTGATTTTACTGAATGTCGCCCCACCGTTGGTGCTTTGGTAAATACCAACGCCCGCGCACGGCAGGATGATACGGCTGTGAACAGTTTCAGTCTGACTGCCAACCGTAAGTGAAATCATACTGCTGGACTTGTCGATGCACATCCCCGCATAGCCGGGATATTGGCTCGGCACAGGCAGGCCCGGAACAACCGCCCATGTCGTACCGCCATCCAGCGTGCGATACACGCTTGCCGGACTGGCTACGTGCGCGTCAGTCATGACTGCACCGACAGGCAGGCCGACGTAAACTACCTTCGGGTTAGTGTGGTCGCCAACGATCTTCTGGTTTGCAAACTTGTTCTTTGGCGCGTTTGTAATATCGGAACCAAAGTGTTCCCAGTATCCCGTATTATACACACTGAACTGTACGTTGGTTCTGGTCCAAGATGTCACGCCACCATTCGATGAAATAAAGATCAGGTAATGCCCGGCGTTATTCCCATAGGCAGAGTCGCCGTAGACCATAAACGCCTTCTGGTAATTGGTTGGCGCACCGATAATCTCGTAGACGCCGTTCGCAACACCGCCATTATGGCCGCTGCCGAACGATATGGGGTTGACGACTTGATGCCACCAACTACCGTCCCAGAAATAAGCACCGGATACGTCCGTCTTGCAGTAGGCCCCGTTTGCAGCACCGGTCCCCGACACGTTAATCCCGACAACGTAGCCGCCATCGCCAAGCGGAAACGGTTGCCAGCCACTCGTAAGTGTTAACGCGACTGGCGGAAAATTCAGCGTTGCTGGCATCTTCTACACGCCCCATTTGGCAAGAGTATACGCGGCGGCATTGCTGGCGTCGGTCGGCGCGTTGACTAGAGCAGCGGCATGATCTGCATACGGGATAATAAACGCCTCGCAGATGATCGCGTTCGAATAGGTTCCAGCAGTTTCACCCCCTATCGAAATGCCACCAATGATGCGTGCTATCCCAAAATCTTGCCCTGTCAGGTTGGATGCATTCAAGACAGACGAGGACGTTGATCCGTCATTTACGATGCGAGAGTGATAAACCGTATTCGTCGCAGTAGCGACACCCTGATTTATAACAACATTATTAGCAAATACGCTGTAGTTACCGCTGTTGTAACGGTTGTAGAAACTCAGAGTGCTGCTGTCCCCCGACGCGTGCGGGCGTCCAGAAAACAAGACGCCGTATGCCTCTCCAATCACCCCGGTTTGTTTCCAGACCATGACCAGCATGAAAGGCGCTGCCTTAAAGAAGTTAGCCGTTCTGAGGCTCCTGCCCGTACAATCAAGACCCGGCTTACCGTTGAGCGCGTTAGCCACATACATTGGCCCTGTCGCGAAAGGGGTCATGTTATGTGTGGTCGGCAAGCCAAGGTCGCCTAACTGCGTCACTGTCTCAGTTGGTGCAGTCCCGGTCTTGGTAATCGAGGCCGCATTGCTGGCATCGATCCACCAGATAGCAGGTGTCGATGCGGTAAGCGGTGTCCATCCCACAACGACATCGGCGGTTGTGAACGACCATAGTGTGGTTGAAGACAGCGCTGCGACACCATTATTTAATGCATCTTTTACAATCCCCGCAGTCCAGACAATGTAATACTCCGTCGAGTTGGCCAGATTTGCTGTCAGATGCAGATGCAACGCATTGCCGCCGATAACTTGCAGCTGACCCGCACCGCTGCCGTTATCGGCTGGTGCATCCCAGCTGTCGACGAGCGAGTTGTCCGACGTTTTCTTCAAGGAGATTGTACCGGTGCCGAGCGTCACCGGCTCGCTGAACGTCACTATAAATGTAGCACCAATGACTAGATTGGTTGCGTTATCAGCAGGACTAAATGAGACAACCACTGGCGGATTTGACAACCAGTTGAATTTCACTCGCTGCTTCGACCCCACGGCGTCAAGCGATGGCTTCATTACAGTCGCCCAATGGGATTGACCTGCAGCTGTGCAGTGAACGCCATCAGGGTATTTACTAGTGTCATCAGCCGCCGCAAACGTGCCCCACGTTGGGTCAGCGGCCATATTAAAATAACCATCAATGGCATCGCCTACCCACGATCCCATCTCGGGGTTCATCCATGCAATGGCAGCGTTGTAATTCGCGTAGCCTGTCCAAGCAGATCCTCTTGATGGCGGCCCAAACGCCAACAGACGCCAACCCCTGTCCCGATAAATACGGAACATGGCCTTGTAACGAACGAGCAGTGCCTCATAATCCGCAGTTGACCCCAACCCGAGATCATTCGCATACGGCCATATGCTCATCATGTTGACACGACCGGGGAGAACCAGCGCGTTATTGGAATTAATCCGCCCCTCGTAAGTCGAAATGATAGCTCCGCTCGACGCTACAACTGTCACGGTTGTGGGTTGATCAGGCACGTAGAGCGTCGGATAGGCCCCAACTGCGGCAGTGCTGCTTGAACCTTCCGCAATGTAATTGCGATTTGCCATTATGCTGAACCGATTGTGATGGTCAGGGGGGCCGATAAAAGGCTGACGGTAGCGCCGCGCGTATGCGTGCAGGTGATTGGATGACTGCCTGAACTCAAAGCCGATAGACCAAGGTCGATATCGCCGAAATCTGCTTCTCCGGCAGTGATGACATGCGTATTTATAAGCGTGCCATTATCGTAAAGTTTAACAACGTCGCCAGCAAGCAGCGTACCCATGAAGTCAATATTGACCGACGGCGTAGTGTTCGTAGTGATGTTGTCGATACTGGATGACCCTAAATCCGACGCGCCGATAAGGTCAAGGACCGGTGCAACGCCAGCCGCCGGACTACCACCTACGCCCCATTTAGCAAGAACATAGGCGTCGACGTTGGTGGCGTCGGTCGGCGCGTTGGCTACAGCGGCGGCGTGATTGGCGTAGGGAATAATGAAGGCTTCGCAGATGATTGCGTTCGGCCCGTTATTGGCAACGTCCGCATTGCCCAGTACGATACCGGCGACGATACCGGCTGGCCCGGTAACGCCAGTCACAGTGCTTGCATTCAGTTTAGACGAAGTGGTGTTCCCATCCCAGACAACACGGGAGTGGTAAGCCGTACCCGCCACGGTAGGCACGTTCTGATTTAGATTGGGGAAGGTAGCTTCTATCGCGTAATTGGCGGAAGCGTAACGGTTCATGATCATAAATCCGTTGTTGGTGCCAGTCGCGTCACCTTGGATCAATATGGCGTAAGCCGCCGCGGGGGTAGCAATCTGCTTCCAGACAACGACAAGCATAAGCGGCTGCGCCCGCGTGAACGATGTCACCGTTCGAAGATCACTATTGGATGTGAACGAAAGACCCGGCTGACCAATAAGCGCGTCGGCCACATAGTACGGGCCGTTGCCCCCGACGCTGGGCGTCATGTGGTGTTGTGTACCCGTGGTGAGATCGTTCAACTGTGTGACGCGTTCGTTCGGCGCGGTGCCAACCTTGGTAATGGATGCGGCATTGCTCGCGTCCACCCACCAGATCGCAGCCGTCGTCGCCAGTAGCGGCGTCCACCCCGTGGGGGCAAGGCCGGTCGTGAACGACCACGCTGTGGTCGAGGACTGTGCGGCAACATTGTTTCCCTGAACGTCCCTGATAACGGTGGTGGGCCAGACAACATAAAGTTCGGTGCTGGCAGGGAGACTGGTTGTCAGGCGTATATGCAGCGTATTGCCCCCGGTAACCTCCACCTTGCCCGCAGTGCTACCGCCAGCCGTTGCCACGTTCCAGCTGTCGACTGTGGTATTGTCAGACGTTTTCTTCAGCGAGATAGTCCCCGTGCCGAGCAGGACAGTCTCGTTGAATGTCACGACCAACTCGGCAATGCCAATAACTACGCTGGTTGCATTATCAAGCGGGCTGTAGGACGTGACTGTCGGCGGGGTCGTATCGATAAACATCGTCTGGTTGACGGTGTTTGAGTAGACAGGCGCTTCAACGCCGCGCTGCAGCTTGATACGGGCGTAATAGGTTATTCCCGGCAGGAGCGTGGTGAACCCACCGTAAGTAATCGAGCCATCTGCAATCTCGGGACCGCTGAGTGTGTCCGACTCGCTGTCATGCAAACTACCAAAGCCGCTGCTGTCATCGACCTCAAGCGTCAGAATATCGCCCACCAGCGCTTCGTAGGTCGTCAGCGTGAACACCGGATCGTAAGCAGTGAAGCCGGATGTCCACGCCAGCGTCAGCGCTCCACTGGCTGCAACAGGAAAATTCAGTGTCAAAGGCATTTACACGCCCCACTTCGCAAGCAGGTAAGCGTTGATATTGATGAGATCGTTCGGTGCGTTGGTCCCAACAGCAGCGTGATCTGTATACGGAATAACAAAGAGTTCGTGTATGGTCGCGTCGGGTCTGTTCCCCGTGTCGCCGCCTATCATTATGCCCCCGATGATCCGCCCTATGCCAAAATCCAGTCCGGTTATGTTTGAAGCGTTCAAGGTAGATGACGAGAATGTACCGTCAGAAACAAAAATGGTTTTATACGCTGTATTGACTGTTACTGCGACACCCTGATCTTGGAAGCCGGGGGGAGCGTAGACGCCATAGTTAGCGCTGTTGAACCGGTTGAACGGGGTCAATGAACTGCCGTCACCGGTTGTCGAAGTCCCCATCACGATACCGTAAGCATCTCCTAATGTCGTACCCTGCCGCCATACACAGACAATCATGAACGGAGCCGCTTTGAAGAAATCTGTGCTTTTCATCCAACCGCTAGTCGGACCAACTCTAAGCCCCGCCTTGCCGTTAAGTATGTTGGCAACATAGACCGGGCCGGTCCCGCTTGCCGCCCTGTTGTGTGCGGTCGGCAAGCCAAGATCGCTTACTGCCGTCACGATCTCGTTTGGTGCAGTGCCGGTTTTGGTAATGGTAGAAGCGTTACTCGCATCGATCCAGAAAATAGCAGCCGTCGACGCCAGCAGCGGTGTCCAAGGAGGAGCGGCGACTGTCGTGAACGACCATGCAGTTGTCGACGATTGCGCGGCCAGAGGGTTGTTGGAAGCGTCTTTGACAACGCCAGCCGTCCAGACGACATAGTATTCCGTCCCGCCAAGCAGGTTGGATGGCAGATACATATGTAACGTATTGCCGCCTACGATCTGAAACTGACCGGCAGCGCTGCCAACATCGGTTGCCAAATCCCATACCTTGGCCGTCGAGTTGTCAGACGTTTTCTTCAGCGTCACCGCCCCCGACGCGCCGTACAAGACAGTCTCGCTGAACGTCAGGACAAGCTCGACGTTGTTAACGACATCAATTGCGTTATCGGTCGGGCTGTATGTGGTAACTGTCGGCGCTGTGGTGTCCGCCACGGCTATGCCGCCAGTGGACGCCCTGAACCGTCGCACGCCAACCGTGTTGTTCAGAAACGTGTCAAGCACCGGGACCATGACACGCGCCATGTTGGCCTGACCCTTGACGGTTGGATGGATGCCGTCGATGTTAAAATACAGCGTGTTTGCTGATGTCGAGTTCGGCCCAAGGACACTGTCAATGCCATAATCAACGACAGCGTCGATATCGATGCCAACCCGCGCCTTGATCGCGGCGGCAAACGTCGGGCGATAAGCCGCCACAACAGTATAAGCATGGGGTATCATGGTCGATGCAACGATCTTCAGCTTCTTGCCGCTGCTGATGCCGTAGGCTTTCATCGACGCGATATACGACATGTAACTCGCCAATTCCGCCGTCTGCGTACCGGCATTGCCGAAGTTATTAGCCGGTCCCCCGATCAGCAGAATATTAAGATCCGTTGCATGCAGCGATGCCTGCGTCGTTGCGATCCGCGTATGCCAGTCGGCAATTGTCGCCCCGTTAGTGGCGGGAGATTGCATCGTGGTTGGCACTTGTGAGTAAAACTGGACGTAGTTGGACAGAGACTGGCCGCCGACGTCGATGCTGGTGCCTTCGAATGTGATGAGACGGTTCCCCATGACATCAGGCTCCAAACGCTGCGGCGGCGAGAATGGTAACCTTGCTATCGCCTCTGGTTAGCGTCGGCGTCGACGATCCCACCGTCGTCGATTTCGCCAGTGAGATGTCCACGTCCGCGCTGGTAAGGTTTGCTATCACAGTGGAGTAGCCACCAGACCACGTAGCAGAACTAACACTCTCCATTCCCGCGAATGCCAGTGAAAAGCCACCGGAAGGAATAGTGAGCGAAGGTGCGACTATGGGGTCCGGAGGGTTCGCATAACCAGTCACTGACGTGGCCGGTGCTGCAGAACTAATTGCGTAAGCCATAACATAAGTAAATGCCACAACCGAGAACACGCCCGGCCCAGTCGACGACTCAACCACAAGCCTGCCCGAGCTACCGATAGGAATGGCTACGCGATAGATACCAATCTGCCTGTTGTTCGATATAACTGACTGGACCAGCATCGTCATGACCGTTCCAGCCGGACTACCGGTTGCCATGTCCTGATCTGTAACCAGCCTGAGAACAGGACTTGTCGCGTTGAGAACAGAGGCATGAGCAATAATCAGATATCTCGACGCACTCTCGGGACCGTCGAATTTGATGTTGGGGTGCTGGTCGCTAAAATAGCCCATGCCAACACTGGTCGTATGATGCGCTGGCGCAAAAGCCCCCATCGTTGTGGGCGTTGTCGGCACGGCAACAGCGGAGATCGTCACTGTCACTACAGTCGACCACTCGGACAAATGCCCGGCGGTTTCATGCTGCGCCTGCCAGTAGCTGGTACCGTTTGCTTCCTTGATGACCGGAAAGTCCAGCGCTCCAAAAGAGACAGTCCTCGCTGTAACGTCGTGCGTGTACGTGGTCGGCGACGTCATGCCGACAACTGATGAGCGCCGCAGCCGGATGATATCTCCCGGCTTCGGGTTCTCCAGATCCATATCGAACTGCGGGCTGAAGACGGCACTGCTCGTCGCCCACACAAGAACCGGCGCGTCGGGCGCGAGCGGGTCGATACCGCCCGTCATCAGCTTGCTGACGGTGTTAGAATAGACCGGCGGGGCAGCGCCACGCTGCAGCTTGACGCGAGCATAATAGGTGACGCCACCGACGAGCGTCGTGAACCCGGCATAAGTGATCGTGCCCGCCGCAACCTCAGTGCTGTCGAGTACGTTAAGCTCGCTATCATAAAGACTGGAGAAGTCACTGTTGTCGTCGACTTCGCACGTCAGGGTATCGCCGATCATCGCGGTGTAGTCCGACAGCGTAAGCACTGGATCAAGTACGGTGTCGTCGGATGTCCATGTCAGCGTCGGCGCTGGCGTAGTCACTACAGTCGTAATCCTGAAGACGTCGCTCTTGTCGCCAATCGTCAGTGTTACGTCCACTGGCGTCCCCGCCGACGGGGACGATGTGCCGCGAACCTTGATACTGGCACCATTGAATGTGGTCGTCGGGAACGAAGCCCACGGCAGGGTACCGACCTGATACTCGCCACCCGTGATCGTCATGAGGGTAGCAACGTTGATGCCCGAAACGGTGATGGCGTTACTCTCTACTACAGTCGAAAGAGGAACACCGCTGGCGTCCGTAAACGTAAACTGGTCCGGCGACGTATCCCCGGCCATTGTAGTAATCGTCCAAGTATCGCTAACCCCGCCAACCGTCAGTTGGAAAATGGAGTCGGACAAGGCAAATGTTGACGACATACCGTTTATCTTGACGGTGGTCCCGTTAACCACGGTCGTCGTTGCGGAAGACCAACCACCAGTACCATTAAGCTGATACTGGGTATTCGTCGAGACTGTCAGGGTCGCGGGGGCATTGATCCCGGTAATCGTAATGGAGTTGCTCTCAAGAACCACCCCCATCGGCGCGTTTGTAACATCGATAAACGTAAACGGGTCAGGCGTCGTATCCACACCGAACGTAGTGATTTCGAAGGTGCTGCTGACCCCGCCAATATTCAGGGTCACCCCGGTCACGGTGGATTGTGTATTGGCAGACATGCCACGCACCTTGAAGGTGGTGCCGTTAAGCGCAGTGTTTGCGACGGTCAGCCAAGGCCCAGTACCGTTCTTCTGGTACTCGCCGCCTGCAACGGTCACACCCGTAGGCGCGGCAATGCCAGTCACCGTGATCGTGTTACTTTCGATTACAGTATTAAGCGCCACACTCCCCACAGGGGCAAACGCAAAATCATCCGGCGTCGTATCTTCGGCTGCGTCGGTAACGTTGACTGTAATGGTCTGCGAGTCGGTGCTGGTGCCGTCCGACGCCTGCACGATGACGATGTATTGATTGCTTGGCGGGACGGCAGCGCTGGCGGGGTTTTCGTAGTCAGGCGCGCTCACGAATGCCAACGCACCCGTGCTGGAGTTAATGGTGAACTTCGTAGCGTCCGCACCACCCGTTATCGAGTAGGTGATAACTGCGCCCGCGTCTGCGTCCGCAGCTGCCACGGCGGTGACTATAGTGCTGTTCTCGGGAACGGTTATGGTCGCCGTCGCCCCGCCGCCATTAGAGGAGATAACCGGCGCGAACTCGTTGACGTTGGTGACTATGGCCGTAAAGGTCTGGCTGACGGCATTGAGGGCAGCGTCTGTCGCAGTTATTTGAACGATGTACTGGTTGTCGCCGTTGGCATCGCCGAACGCCTCGTAGTTCTTGGCGGGCATTGTCAGGAACACCAGCGGCGGCGTCCCGGTTAACGTGAAGTGCAATGCGTCCGCACCGCCCGTGATGGCCCACGTTACATTCTCGCTGGCAGTCAGCGCATGCGTGAGGGGATCGTTTTCGGCGAGGGCTTTCGAACTTGCCGACGTGATGATCGGCGGCGTCGTGTCCACACTGTCAGCTATATCCGTTACAGTAACGGTAATAGTCTGCGTGTCGGTATTGGAGCCGTCACTGGCCTGCACGATGACGATGTACTGGTTGTTGGAGTCGGCATCGGTGGGGACTTCAAAATCAGGTGCCGCCTTGAACGTCAGCACGCCCGTGGTGGGGTTGATGTCAAATCTGGGACCGTCAGCACCACCGGTTATCGAATAGGTAACAGCATCGTTGTCGGCATCGGTTGCCGCAACGGTCGTCACCGCAATCGTGTTCTCCACAACGGAGATATCAACGGTGGGGGTACCACCGTTCGATGTGATAACCGGCGCGAACTCGTTAACGGCAGCGACCGTAACTGTAATGGTTTGGTTGGTGGTGAGGCCCGCAGTATCCGTTGCAGTGATCTCAACGATGTACTGGTTGTTAAAGTCTGCATCGGCGGGCGACTCGAAATTCTTCGGGGAGAGCAACAATACCGAAGAAGCTACGCCACCAATCGTAAAGAGTCCCGCATCCGCACCGCCCGTTATCGTCCACGTCACAGTCTCGTCGGCGGTCAGCTGATGCGCAAGCTGCGAGTTTTCGAAAAGGGGAAGGTTCGACGCTGAAGTGATAGTAGGCGGAATGAGATCGACGGGGTCGTATATATCCGTCACCGACACAGTGAACGTCTGCGTGTCCACAAACTTCCCGTCGCTGGCTACTACAGTAACGACGTAGACATTGGAATTTGTCGCGCTTAGGGGGCGCTCGTAATCGGGCGGCGCTGCGAACCGCAGCTCGCCCATGGAATTTATAGCGAACTTCGAAGCATCTGGTCCGGTTACTTCGTAGGTAACTACCGAGCCGATATCGGCATCCGTTGCTGCAACGACAGTGACCGCAGTGGTGTTCTCGACAATGGACAGCGATACGTTAGCTGCACCGCCATGTGACACGAAGACAGGCGGGTACTCGTTGATGTCAACCACATCAATTGTAAACGTCACGTTGGGAAGTTGCGGTGAGACGCCAATCACCGACACGGTAAAGTTAAAGAAGGGCGTTGTTTCAAAGTCTGTATTGACCAACCCGGCAAGCACGGTCGCGTTGTTGGCACCGCCCAGCGCTATGCGCCCCGCAGCGTCGTCGATCAGCGAGTAGACCGGGATACCGATGGTGCCGGTGCAAGTGAGCGTTCCAATGACCGCTCCCGGAACGCTGTTCTCTGGCAGACCACTGGTGGTCAGCACCACGTCAAGGCCGCTGCCGTGGGCCGCGCGCAGCGCGTAACTGGTGATGCGCGTACTGGGGACCGAAAATCCATAGGCCATTGGGTGACGCTCGCTGTGGGTTGGCAGAGCGTACGTGGCCCGAGGGGCAGTAGCAACATGTACTGTGGGGGCGCTAGATGTTGTTGGAGTAACTTTCGAGTAACCTTGGGTTTTTTCGCTTCTATATTTTTAAGGTACCCAATCAAAAGCCGGGTGGGTGGGGCCGCCCCCCTGTCCAGTCCACCCCCCGGCTGGCCCCCCTCCCCCGTTGCTAGGTTGTACCGACTGAGGGATGCAACTTCCCCCGGTGCTGAGTTGAGACGGCTAGCAAAGCCGTCGGGCAAGAAGGTTACCCGGTGGGTAACTGGCGAGCGGTTAGGTAGCCGCGCCCAAAGGGAAATTTATCCCATGCTGTATCGCCCCATGGCTAAGTCGCCATGGCTGGGAGGAGGTAAGTGGTCCGCGCGCATGGCTTGTGCTCGTGTGGATACCAGCCCGACCCTCTGGATCGAGTAAAATCGATGCGCGGATACCCTTAGCGTGATGCCTCTGGTGTCCGGCCACGCTTCGCTCTAGTGCTACAAGCTTAGGATCGCGGTTACTTTTTGGGTAACCATGGGAAGCTTCAGGGTCATTGGGAAGGTGAAAGTCTGCTCGCCCAATGTAATGAAGCCTAAACTGTTCTGACACAACAGCCCGCTCTGCGAGTGCCGCAACTAACTAAGCCCTGAAACCGTGAGCAAGGATGCCTTGGATCTCCAAGGCTTGACGTTGATTGGTTCGCGCGGCCTTCGTGATGGCTACTGTCATCACTCGCCGCGCGGATCATTCAACCGTGTCGCCATGTGGTCAATCCACCCAAGAGTACTTGTTGGCTGGAAGCCGCGCTGTCACTGCGACGGCGACACCGTTGAATGATAACCTCATGAGGTAACCCAATGGCTTCGTCTGGCAACACTTGGTTCAAGAAGCTCCGCAACAAGCAACGGCTTCACTCGCTCAAAGTCAAAGGCGTGAAGCAGCGCCACTCGATTGATAACGGCAATGACTACGTGGCCGCGCCGCGACCGGCTGTGATGTTCGGACGGCAGCCGCGCCGGTTCGGCAGTGTGCCGAGCGCACTCCCGCCGCAATCCGCTCGCTGACGGTACTACGGCACCCCAAACGCGGGTATTGACCTAAAAGTGAGTACTATCAGTACTATAACTAATGTAATATATATAATATAGATTTTTACATACAAGAGTGTACAATGGGAGGTTACTTATCGGTTACTGACCCCCACGGCCACTAAAAGGATTAGCTCTCTCTCGAAAAAACTTATATGATATATACTACATTTGTTAAGTCTTTGACGCCAGTGGTCTTTTGGTCAATCAAATATAACAAGCCGGTGTCGTTCTATGCTCTCGCTCTGGCGCGGAGCATAGAATGAAAAAAATTGAAAGTCAACCCCACCCCTAGTTGTCTGCCGACGTCGGTAGACCATTACCAATGGAGCCCGCAATGGATTTGCTCGCTATGCTTGGTGCCGCCTTCATGACCGGAGGCGGGCTTGCCGTCATCGTGTTCATTCTCGTCAACGTCATCGGAGATATAACCCATGAGTTATAAGAAACACGGCGGCCTGCACTTCGTGCGGATCGGGCGCTTTGGCTTTTCGTTCTTCTGGTCGGCCAAGGCGCGCACTCCCCGCAGCAATCTCGACCCGCGTTACTCTTACCTCGCGAGGTAACTCACATGTCTGCACTTGCTTACAATGGTACCTTTGCCGATCAAGCCTATGCCGCTGGTATTGAAGACGGCAAACAGCAGGCAACCCGCATCTCACTAGGCGAAAGCAACTACGGCGCAACGCAAAGCGCCATCATCGCCATCGAGTTCACATCCTTCCAAGAGCTGCGCCACGAGATCCGCGCACGGCGGGATCGAAGCTACGGCGACCGTCCGGGCATGGCCTACCTCTGGACCTGCGAACTGATCCACATTCACCACAACGATTACAACAAAGTCGCGCTGCTGAAATGCGCCACGCATTGGGATGTCTGAAATGTTTCCGGAAATCTTCGTAGGCTTCTTGCTCACGCTTCTCGCTATCGCATTCGGGCTCAACGTCTGGGCTTGCTTCACTGCCGACCAAGAAGACTAGTCTTTGCTGGCGGGACTTTAATTAAGCAGCATCACCCACTCTTACCCACAGGAGTAACTGTAATGAACGTTCAACTCATCACTGAAGATATGTTCAGGCTCGAAGGCTACATCGACGATACGTTCCAGCTGATCTTCGAAGCGCTGGAGATTGCCGCTGCAAGTGACGACCACTATGCGCCAGCGTTTGGCGCGCTTGCCGAAAAGCTGGCGATTGCCGCTGGCGACTGGATGTAACGCGCACTCCCCCCGCAACCCACCCAACCGATCCCCACAAGGAGATTACAATGACTGCTCTCGCCCACAACTTGACCAACGACACCCGCGAAGTCGAGTTCGATGCGTTTACCCGCGATGCAGCCCGCACGGATGCGGCTGGCAACGACGCCCTGCCCGGCTGGGCGATAGCATTCGTCCGTGCCGTTTCTGATGGTGTGTTCACCGTCGCCAAGGACGCCAACGGCGAAGACGCCGCGATGCGCAAGTTCAAGATCTACGCCACTGCCAAGGGCAAGAAAGCGTTCCACGACCGCTCCGAGACTTCGCAGAAAGCGCAAGTGAGCAAGCTGCGGCAATTGATGAATGCTGCGGCTAATCCCAAGTTCGATTTCGTGGATGTGCTGAACCGCGCTGTTACTATTCGGCAGGGAGCAATCGACGACGGCCTCGAAGTCAAGTCACCCTATCCTGCTTACGTTGACATCGCCCGCGAACAGCTAAAGCAGGACGACGAGTTGAGCGACGAGCAGATCCTCTCCGTGGTCTGCAAGAACGAGGTTACCCGAGAGGTAACGGTCGAAGGACAACTGAAGAAGGCGTACAAGATCCTTGAAGATCTTATCGCTGGCGAGAAGCATCCGGGCGTGCAGGATCAGACGCCTGAAGTGTTGATGGCTGCCGAGCAGCTGCACACACGCATCGCAACGCTCGTTACCATTCGCGAGGGCTTCGAGAAGGTAACGAAGGCCATCGAGCTGGGCATGGTGCAGAACGTGGATGGTAGCTGGTCGCTGCCCTCGTAACCTCTTGAAGTAACAAGCGCGGGGAGCCCATTCGCGGCGCTCCCCGCAGTTAGCTCCTTGTCGTGCAAGACTTCAGAGCAAGGCCATCATGACACATACAACGATGCTGACCACCTGCGCAGCCATCACAATCGCTGGCGCACTCCTCGCCGTCGCCATACCTACGCCATCGAACCCCATAGTCATTCAACCATTCGAACAATCGTGGCGCGAGAGCATGGTGCCGCTGGGCTTCAAGCAAGCGCAACTAAAGACAACACCACCCGAGCCAACACCTGTGCGGGTTATCCCCTGCGGTGCCGGTTACCCCGGAAGTAACAGAGGAGGAGACTCCTGTGGTTCGAGTGGCCAAGCGCTATGGGTCACGCACAGAACGCCACACGGCTCGCGACATCTGCCGAGGCAAGGGCAAGCGATACATCAACAGATACAAATGGAGATGCCGAAGATGAGTGACCATCACCCCATAGCCAAACCCGACGGAGAGTTCAGCGTCGTGCAGTTCTTCCCGGACGGCACACATGAGTGGGTCCGCGAGCGTTGCAGTGTCGATGAGGCACTCAAGGCTGCGGAGCATTACACGCAGAACGTATCGGCACATGCCGGACTTACCTCGCGGGTAACCATCCTCGATGGCGGCGACTCAATTGTATTCGAGTGGCGCTTTGGTGAAGGCGTTGTCTTCCCTGAAGTCTACGAACAGCAGCGAAGGGACTACGGCAAATGAAGTACGTGATCCTGATGGGCAACCCCGCTGATGGCTTCGTGATCATCGGACCATTTGACGACGCAGCCTTCGCTGCCGAGTACATCAACACCGACCCTGCTGGAAAAGATATGTGGGTCTGCGAAATGCATGAGCCCGATTTGTTACCCGAGGAAGTAACATGAGAGAAGATGAAAGCGTTGAAGACTACACCGGGCGGCTGGACGTGCTTGCAGATAAAGTCAGCAAGCATTTTGTGGGTGAGGACATTCAGGAGATCGTCCTCGTCCTCACCCGCTTGACCATCGAATGTCTGGACCAAGTGGAAGACCCCCGCGACAGACGCGGCATGATCCACGTCATCAAAGTCTACTACGACGCCGCCAACATCCATCTGGGCGAAGTTAACTAGGGAGGTAACTGTGGCCAAGATCTACGACGAGTTCTGTGCATGGCCATACCATACGCCCTACGGAATGGTCGCTGCACCCAAGGTAAAGAAGCCACGCAAGCCGCGCACTCCGCGCGCCAAACCCGACTGGCTCAAGACTCAACCCAAGAAAGGAAAGCCTCGTGCCACGAAAGCCCGACCCCACCGAAGAAGAGATGAACGCAGACACCGCAAAGATCATGAAGGACATGGAGAGTTACTTCGTGAAGTACTACGGCCCGCGCTGCCCTGAGTACGAGAAGGGCTGTGTCGTGTGCGAAGTGTGGGAGCTGTACGACGAGCTACATCTGTTGATCAAATAACCCGGAGAAGTAACTACTGGAACCAAGTGATCATGCTGTACCGCGTGCCTGCCGTTACCGGCTTGATGGCATGCGGATACATGAAATTGGATGGGAACATGAGCGCACTCCCCGCCTCGACCCGCATGCAAAGCTCGTCCTTGAAGAAGGAGAACTCACCGCCCTCGTAATCATTATTGAGCGCAAGACTAAAAGACAGTAAGCGTGGCGATCCCATAGTGTGATCAGTATGTTCTTTATAGAACTGACCCTGTTCG